CACGACGCTCTTCCGATCTAGTAGTTTGAATTCCCTCAGAAATCAACCTATTAATAAATCTATCGCGGGTTTCGTGTAAAGTAGCAAAATTTACAAATTTACGACGATCCATAAGATCGCCTAGATGAATTAATTGTGTGATACCTTCTTGCTTTAGATAAGGAAAAAACACCTCATCTAAAAACTTAAAAAAATAATGCAAAAATATTGGACTATCGTTTCTAGCACCGAAATGAGTATCACAGAGAATTGCTACTCGCATAAACCTAATATACCTCACTTCATAAAATTGTCAAGTCTAGTCTTCTCTATTTTTTCTGTATTCTTTTTAACTTTCTTTTCTACCTTCTTTTTCTTCTTGTTTTTAATTTTAAACTTCTTTTCAAAAACCTCAACATCTTCAGGAGACAATTGAAGTATGTCAGAGAACGGATTTTGTTCTGGTTCAAATTTTTCTTTCAGCCAATTGCGAAACTTGCCTGTGGGATCGTGTTCTTCGAACTGCTTCATTTTAATGTATAACTGCTTCTTCTCTTTTTGAATGCGTCGAAGAAAAGCATAGAAGATGATCTGTGTAAAGAATGCAAAAGGATTCTTTGATTTTGCAGGATCAAAATTGGTGGTATACATCATGCAATTTTCAACTGCATCACCAATCATCTCCTCTTTGAATGGGTAATTTGCAAAATTGGGCTTTTTTGCTAAATTTTCGGCAATATCCATGAAGCATTGCCCGATGTAATTGTTTACTCCAGGCTTTGGAAGATCCTCTCGCTTTGCTCGTTTCACTTCTTTTTTATATTTAACTATCTCTTCTAAAAACTTTTTATTGTCTATGTAATGTGTGTTTTTAGCCATAACAAAAATCTCCATAAATCTATTTTAATTTTTTCACAATCGTTTGATTTGTCGTATAAATCTCAGTGTCCGGATTAATGAAAAGGACCAATTAATCTTAAGGACCTAATCTCGTAACTCAGTCGGGATCATCTGGACGACCATCTTCCTCGTCCTCATAGAATTCATCCTCATCATCATATCCCCCTAATTCTGAATTATACTCCTTAGATGGGTAGTTGTCAGAATCTTCTTTATCATTTTCTTTATCATAATTCTTAGATATGTCTTCAAACTGTCTTTGAATACGATGTAGTTCGTTCTTTTCCAAAGCATCAACATATTCTTCAATCATCTCATCTTCAGGGTTTGCTATAAGCATAATCACATCTTCGGGAATTTTAAAGATAGTGTCTTTGCTGTATTCTAACCATTCTTGCATGAATATTGTCATACTTTGTATGCCTTTTTTAGACATAACGGGTAGCATATTGATCTGCATCGGTTTTTCTAGATTATAGTAGTAAAAATTTTCATTACTACTGTCTAAGGTTAACGAGCAAATAATAGTATCTCCATTTTTGAAACGAACTAACTTGATGTTTGTTAGATTTTTATTCATTGGTTGGTTTCTTTACAATAGGGAGTTTTATCATTTTATATGGGAACCCTTCTTCCGAATAGATTTTAACTCGCTCTACAAAATGCTTTAGTGTGTGATTTTTTCTAGACTTCCAACGCAAATCATCTGATATGTCGTAAAGACGGGCTTCTTCTTTCTTTTCGCTTTTACGCAACTGTCTGCCTATAGACTGTAATACTCTAATTCTACTCTTAGAAGGAGAAGCAAAAATAATATTCTTTAGACTACGAATATTTATGCCTGTGGAAAATGTTCCGTAAGAGGCTACAATGATGGCATTATCCTCTGATTCGGTGATTTGACGAACCGATTCACGGTAATCTGCTTCAGTTTCTCCATGCACAAAAAATACTTGTCTACCTTTTGCTTGTTTTTTAATCAGTTCGTGTAAAGGTTTACCATGTTTTTCTACAAACTGAAACAAAACCAAAGTATTGCCTTTGATTGAGCAGGTCAATTTGCTTATAAACTTATTTCTATCTGAGTTGTTTACCAAAAACTCCAACTCTTCTTGATAAGATGCTTCTTTCAGAGTTTTGCAAATTTCCGGCGGATAATTCAATACGATACAATCAATACTGATGGTTGACAAAAGTTTACTGTCAATCAAGTCTTTGGTTGAAGTAACTTTTAGCGTGGTTCCAAACAACCCCTCAATAGCCAGTTTGTTGGTTTTAGTTCCATCTAAGGTTCCTGTTAAAGCAATACGATACGGACACTTGGTTAGTTTCGTCATTATAGAAGTTAGTGATTGGGCTTTAAATAGATGTGCTTCGTCACCAATAACCACTTCAAATTGGTCAAAGTAAGATTTTGGCAATTCGTAGATAGACTGCCATGTGGAAATTACTATTTGTCTAGAATCCATCTTTTGCTGACCGCCAAAGATAGTATGACAGTTTTCATCCGCATCCCAATCAGTATTTTTAGCATAATCTGCAAAGTCAGATTTCATCTGTGATACTAAAGAAATAGTGGGAACTACAATTAATATCTTGCGATCAGGCGGTATAATGTTCTGATACCACCTAAGCAAAGTGTAGATGATGAGGGACTTACCACTTGCCGTGGGAGACAGTAGCAAGGCTCGTTCTCGGTTTATTGCAGCGTTGATAGCATCCAACTGATGTGGATGTGGGGTGATAGTTTTACCGTGAGCGTTTAGTTTTAATTCTGCAAGAAACTCAGCAATTTGCTCGGGAGTTACCTGTGGTGGCTTTTGCGTAAACTCCCGATCAAGTTGTAGTGTATAATTACGCTCTTTGGCAAACTCGGCTAGATAGTCGAGCAAACCAATGTATAACAGCCCATTGAAAGGAGAGAATAACCGAATCTTTCCGTCCCAATATTTATTTTTATATGCGGGAGTAAATTTTGCGTTAGGAACTTCAAAGGTGAAGTATTCCTGTATTTCTTTAGCGATACCAGCCTCGCACATAATGCGAGCGTGAACAGTATTAAAGCATGTTGCAGATATCACAGACATGTCCCCTGTATTTAGGGGTGTCTGTAGAGGCTTATACAACACCTTGCGTGAACTTACGCCACTCAATCGCATTACGAATAACCCAATGTCTCTGATTTATACCTTTAAGAACAGACTCTAGGTATTCTACTTTTTCTTGCTGTAAGACTAGTTTGCTTTCAGCCTCATTAAGTTGAGGATCGGCATCCATATACAACTGAAGATCTTGACGCATAATCCTGGTCTGAAATGGTTCCCATCCCATTTGAGTCAGTTGTTCTTGACTCATTTTGCCCGTCATCCATTCCCACTTATTCTTTTTTAATACATTGTAATTTGCTCTCATTCTGTTGAGAATAAGGCGTTCATCGTGAAAAAGGTTTAGATATTTGTTGTGTAATTGTGGGATACGAGCCGACTCGTCGCCAAGTTCGGTTTTGTCAATGCCGATATCTTTATCTACCATTTCACGAATTTTGTCTAGATTCATAATGAAATAATATCACAAATTCACAAAAAGTCAATTATAATTCTTCTACAAAGAAATCGTTTACCACAAACTTGACGGTGGCTATTACTGGTTTATTTTCTGTATCTGAATAATTAAAATCAAGCCCCGAAAGTTCTGTAGGAAATATTCCTTGTAAGGTTATTCTACGATACGGAACTTTTTTGTTGGTAAAGTAGATCAAAAACGCTTCTTCCCACACATCTTTAATAGGTTTAACTTCGGTAAAATCTTTATACGCAGTTCCTTCGCGCATCCATCTTACAATTTCATAATAATTTTTTACATCTTCGTTTACCAAAAATGTCACTGTAAAACTAGAGATTCTAGCAGCAGATGCAGGCAATTTTAGGCTTGGGCCTAAAGTAAAAGGAACATCCATAGCGTCAGATCCAGATTCAGATAGTGCCACGGTTTGAACAAAATAAGAAAAGGTTGGCAATTTTTTTATAGAAAACTGAAAGTTTTGTGGAATAGACAGATTTGTATTATCTGATGGTCTGTTTACTCCACCCAAAGGTCTATTAGGTATTCCGTAACTTGGTTCACTCATCGAAGAACTCCATATTATAGTAAGTGAATGATAAAGATACATTAGCAGTCATATTGGTTGCTTCGGTATCTGCGCTATTTAAAGTCATACCAGAAAGACGACTAGGAAATAATCCTCTGAATGTTATTTTGAATTTGGGTTTCTTTTTTGCAGACAAAACCAATAATTGTCCTTCTTCACTCATCCAATCTTTGAATTCTAAATATGCATCTTTATCATTGAAAGAACTCATTCTTCTAAACCATTCTTGTAATTCTGTATAGTTTTTTAAACGCTCGTCTACAAGATATGTGAAGGTTATTTCTCCGTGTGTGATTTCACTGCCTGGAACTTTTAGAGGAATTCCTCGACCTCTTTTGTATACTAACTCATTACAAGTAAATCCGGGTATAGACACATTTGTGCAAAAGTATACAGCATTTGGAACTTTAGGAAGAAAGAATGCATAGTTTGTGGTAAACGCTAAATTTGTGTTAGAAGGTGTTGACTTAACACCACCAACCGCAAAATATTCAGGTATTCCGTAATCGTTTATTGCCATA